ATCATCAAAGAAGGCGGTGGCGGTGGAGTAGCCGGGGGAGGAGCCGCATCGTCAGGCGGAGGGACTGTGACATCATCCACTCCCGGAACATACAATGCCACTCATTCCATAAGACCTATGAGAAGAAGAAAGAAGAAGATAGAAAAGGCTCCTGAGGTCAATGACGAAGACACGGATGACATGTCTCAAATGATGGCCTCTGTAAGGAGGTTTATCGATAACGAGAATAGATCCCTGACTGCTAAAGAGATAATAGCAGAATTCCCAAAGTTGACTGAGAAGAAATTGGATAAATTCGCAAATGAGTATGGCATAGAGAGAGCAGAGGACGGCAAGTGGACTCTCAATGAGGCCATAGACGACGACATCATAGAGAACTTCGCATTCCCGCGCATGAACAGGGCATCTGCTGACGGCGGCGCTTGGTCTGGGATGCAGGCAGACATAACAGCACCCACAGGACCCACTCAAGTCACAGATGAGGAAAATACGACATTCGGCAATCCCCGACAGGGAGAATATGACGACAAGGAGCCACTTGATTTCAAGCCCATGCAGATGAGGGTAATGACTGAAGACGGGCCTGCTGTTATACGATTTGAGGGAGAAACAGCAATTGTCGAGATCCCACCGGAAAAAAAACCTGAATCTGAATCTGAAAACATGGTACAGGAAGCCAATCGAACTGATGAAGTAATATGATAGTCCTAACATGGCTGTCATGATTCCTTTGATATACCATTGAGATAAGATGGGAGTTTCGATGACTGCCATGGCTGCACCAATGCCTACACTATCTTGGTCAGCCGTAGGTGCAGATTTCCTTCTCAAGTCCGTCGTTGGAGATGATCTCTTCGTCGCAGGTTACGCGAGTGTTGACATGGTGGACAAGCAGGGAGACAGAATCCCAACCGTTGCTTTGAAGAAAGCCTTCGGTCAATTCATGACGAACAAGGCATTCAGGAACGTGCAACTGGCTCACAGTGGCATTCAAGTTGGCGAGGTCGTTGACAACCACACTGATTCAGATGGTCGTATGTGGAAGTCAGAGGTTGACGACCACGGACTCTTCGTCGTATGCAGGATACGCAGCGACATACAGAAGGCCCGTGAGGTCCAGAAGCAAATTAGGGACGGCGACCTCCGTTCCTTCTCCATTGGCGGACAAGCATTGTTCCGCGTTTCCAAGACGACCCCAGAGCATGGGTCGCATCGTGAGATTACCGACCTTGAATTGCATGAGATTACACTGTGCAAGAAGGGAATTAACCCTGAGGCACGGTATTCGATCTTAAAGATGGATAACACAAATGAAACGGTGGAAAAAATGACAGAAACAGCAGAAGCATTGACAGAGATAAGAGACAGCCTCGCACATGTCCTAAAAGCACTCGACAAGGGTGAAGAGAAAGACATGAAAGAGGAGAAAGAGATGAAGGGCATGAAAGAGGACAAAATGTATGCCGAGGACAAAATGGATAAGTCCGAAGAGAACGTCGATGGCGCTCTCGCATACATCGACACCCTTGAGAAGTTCGTCCATGACGCAGGTGTGGACCTAGACTCCATCCGCTCGCGGTTCGGACTAGAGAAGGCCTACATGGTCGGCGTTGACGGCCAAGGCGGATACTCCCACCGTGGTCAGGGCGACGAGATCGGTAGCGGCGAGGATGCATCAGAGGCAGCAAAACCTGCTCTAGCAGCACCCGGCGGCAACAAGTACGTCATCAAGACTGGCGGCGTTCCTAACATGAACATGAATGCTCCAAGCGGTGGATCCAATGTAATCAAGGCCGGAGAAGTAACTCCAGAAAGCCTTGAGAGAGGATACAGGGCATACGCAGCAATGAGAGATGAAGAGTCCCTCAAATCTGTCGTGAAATCCGATTGGGAAGCAAGATACAATGCAGAGACTGCTCGCGCTGAAGAAGTGCGAAAGTCCCGCGATTACTCTGGCCAGATCGACGCCTTGAAGGCTGAGATCTCCAGCCTACGATCCGAGAGCGCAGACATAGTGAAGTCTGCCTCCGCAGTACCTGAAACAGACATCAGAGTCCCCACCAACGAAGAATTCTCCCAGATGGGTGATGGAATCGACGGATGGAGAGCCACTGAAGAACTCGCAAGGAGGGCTCTCAGAGGGGAATAATTCCTTTCTATGGAGATAACTAGAGGTGAATAAGATGAGTGGATCAAGAGGATACATACGAACAATAGAAGACATGGAGCGGCTTTACTACGGAGCCGGAGCCGGATCGAACGCATGGGCATACAGTGGCACTGACCTTCTAAAGGCAGATTCCCCACTGGTATCGTCCACAACTGGTACATACCAAGCAATATTTGGCCGAAAGGTGTGGTCGCAACTCAACCAAGAGTTCAACGCCTTCTCAATACTGCCAAAGAAGCCATGGGAGAAGTCCGGTTGGAGAGTCGTCACAGACAAGCCATCCTTCACAAAAGGCGGCGGTCTGCCAGAGAACGGCACTCTACCAGAAACCAGCAAGCCCTCCTTCGCAGAGGTCAGCACCAAACCCAAGACAGTTGCTCACACATTCGATCTGAGCGAGACTGCAATGTTCCTAGCCGACAAAGATGACGGCCTAGGAGACGCAAGGGCTGTCATGAAGATGGAGATGTCGAAGCACCACGCAGAACACATCAACAGAATGCTACTAGCAGACATAGATACCCCAGCAGGAAACGACTTTGAGTCGATTGACAGGGCAACTTCCTCCGCATTCGTGGAGACTGCTTCCTTCAGCGATGTAAGCGCAATATCTGACCACAACCAGTACAACATCACCAGAAGCACGGGCAGCACTCGCCAGTGGTACGATGCAAACGTCGATGCTGGGTCAACCAGCACTGAGAGGCCCCTAACGCTGAACATCCTTGACGGTATGTTCCGAAGCATCTGGGAGCGCGGTGGACAGCCAAAGGTCATCCTAACCGGCTACGACACGCTTGAGAAGATCCAACAACTTCTCCAGCCACAGCAGAGATTTACCGAGATGAAGAGAGTAGTTCCCGGCGTCAACGGCGTCAAGGGTGTTCCCGGAATGGAAGCAGGATTCGTTGTAGCAACCTACAACGGCGTTCCTCTAATCCCATCCAAGGACGTTCACGCTGAGTCTGGTGGCCTATCAAGGCTATACTTCATCGACTCTGACTACACATACTTCTGCACCGCGAAACCAACGCTATACCACGAATCCGGTATCGAGACTGGTGATCCATTCGGCATCAACAGGCTAGGACAGATGGGCATGTTCCACACAATGGGTGAACTATGGCAACTCTTCTATGGAGCGCACGGTAAGATTAGGGACTTGAGTGCCTGATTGGAGAACACGGTGGAGAAAATAAGAGGTGAAAAAAGATGGCAAACACAAATTTGACAGGAAACGGAACAATAGTCTTCAACAGCCGCCTATGGGGCGGAGTTGGAGAAGATGACACAGCATGGCTACAAAGCCCAATGGGAAGCAATGCAGCAACAGGCACGGTTAGTATGGCTGTTGTTGATGTAGTTGTAACCGATGGCGATGCAGCCTTTGCATACGACTTAGCACTTGCAACCAACGCAGTGTCAGGATCTGCCCTAGTAGGCATTCTTGGCGCTCACAACATCACGACTGCTGGCGGAAACGCCTTCACAGTCGCAGGAAACGTATCGACCACCACGTTGCTCAAACTGACACCAGCATCCGCTGGTCAGGATGGCGACACGGTTCGACTCACATTCCTATACCGATGAGGTGAGCCCTATATGGCTCTGACACTACGATATGTAGGTGCGCGATCATACACTGAGTTCCTCGTTTATGGAGTTCCATACGGGTTCTCAAGAGGTATGGAGCGAACCGACATCCCCGACGCATGGATCGAAGAACACATACGCCCCTCGATAGAGGCGGGTGTGACGATGTGGGAGATCGTTGATGCGGGTGCAAAGGAAAAGACCGAGAAGATGAAGCAAGTAGTCGAAGCAGCGGCTCCAGAGCCCTCTCCAGCCCCAGAGGTTGTTGAGGAGCCAGAGCCCGTTGCCGAGCCTGCTGCTGAACCAGAAACTTCAGACGATGGCGGATTCAATAAATCAATGACTCGCGCTCAGATGATGACGTGGTGTTCCGAGAGAGGACTATCTGTCAGCAACACTGACACGAAGGCATCACTGACTGAGAAAGCCATGGCACATCTCAGCGGTGTTTGATTATGGCAGACAACTTCACTGACACTATTGACGGCGATGGACGCTACGCAAGTCGCGTTCGCGTGAACCGCAAGGTCATTGAGTTTGACGGCCTAGCAAGTGCGAACAGTGAGTCCAAGACAGTGTTCTTGAACGGCAAGATTGGCAGGATCATAATCGATCCTAGCCGATGCACATCCACAAGCACCACTGCCACATCGGGTTCATTGGAGATATTCATGGACATCGAGAATGCAGCGGGGACTCAATACTCATACTGCGACAAGTTGGACTTCCTCGACTTCAGGGATTCAAGCAACTCGCCTCTGCACTTCCAGACATCAGAGGGAGGTAACATGAATGCAGACGGAGGAGCCACAAGCGGATTGCACTTCACAGTCACCGCTCCCGGTAGTTCAAAGGCAGGAACAATCGTCATCGATGAGCCTGCTGCATGGAACGGACTCGTCTGTGGACAGGTCACTTTCAAGGTTGCAACGTCTGCCGGAACATTCGATTCGGACACTGGATCTCTAAGGCTCACAGTGCTGTTTGAGTGAAAAAAATCCGAATCCGTTATAATGGATTGCAAACAGTGTGATTGACAATGGCCCTTACTGTCGAACAACTTGGACGAACAAATGTGACGGGAAACCGATTGACTGTCGCTCTGAAAATAACCTGTGATGATTCCTATCCCACTGGCGGAGAGGCTCTTGACTTGACGGCATACGTCAACAACATCGAGACTGTAATGGTCGAAACGAGCGGTGGCTTCGTCTTCGGATATGATCGAACAAACAAGAAACTCA